TGCAAGCGGCCACCATAGAGAAGGCGACCAACGGGAGACCATTCAACCGAGGTCAATCTCGACCTTGATGTCACCTGCATGCAAGTGCATATGTTTCTCAGGGGCTTTCAATCCTGCCCTGTCTAACAAGTCCTTGCTGGCTTCAAGCTGGACATACTCTGATTTTGCATTGGCTGACAGTCGCGTCACCTGATGGAGGGCTTGGGTCGCCTTTGCTCCAAGTTCATCCCTCACCCTTTGCATCATATACGCCTGAACCTTTGGCAGTGCTAAAGCCTTGCTTGCGCTGACTCTTCCCGTTTCACCCTCAGCGTAGCCGGCCGCCTGAGCGGCCTCTTTTATCGTGCCGCCATATGCTACCAAGTGTTCGACTAACGCCGTTTGTTTCTCTGTCAATCCTGTTTCAGGATTCTTGACCGCATTACCCATTTTCTTTTATTTCCCTTCTTCCCCTCTGCTAGATTGTCGCTTGCACATAATCCTATAAGCGGCACGAAGCGCGCCGCATAAGCGGAGTTTAAGAGGGTTCGTCAAGAGAAATCAAGAGGGAATGAGAGGGGAAGGGGAAGAAAGCAATAATGTTTCAAAGAGACGAAAGATTATTACCCAAACAGCATAAACAAAACAATATTATTACTCATTTTATTATTGACGCTGATATAGTTATGCCCTAACTTATACACATAGCAAAGACTGTAGGAGGTAACAAGCTATGACAAATAGAGTATCAATGAAAGCCCTTGAAGACTTGGCGCAGCGCATCAATAAGCATTATGGCGCGCCGCTAGAGTATGCAAGCAAGGAAGAAAAATTTAAGGCGAACATCGGTCATCGCTAAATCTACGCAAGCGGAACAAGCTATTCATTAGCTTATGTTGGAAACGAGGGCGGGGGCATCTCGACGCGGTTCGGTTCTAAAACTAAGCGCGAACTATTCGACAAACTAGATGCATACCTACAAGGATTGGAGGGCTAATCATGAAACTATCACGCCAACACTTTGAATTCATCGCAGACGAGATTGCGCCAATGCTTGCAAACCCTGTGTTTGTTGAAGACATTGCCGACAAACTGGAAGACACCAACCCAAACTTTAACCGCGAGGTATTTACTCAGCGCGCCTTAAAGAATTGGGAAAACGAAAACATTCCATTGGAGGAGGTGAGCCAGATATGAAACTAGGTCGTGACATGATAACGGACGAACTGCACCGCCGAAGCCTAAGCCGTTGGCAATGGCGCAAAAGAAAATGGCAAAGGTTATTAAACTTAATTCTTTTTTGGAGGTCATAAAATGAATTGGAGACGAACAATCGGGGTTTATATCGAAGCCTTAGAGACAGGCAACAAGCAGCAAGCAGACGCTGCGGCCTGTGAATTGATGGTCATTGCAGACCATTTGAACAAGTTGGAGGTCAAGTATCCTGACATGATACAAGAGACACCCAGCAAAATAGTTTACCCCGACCAATGGTGGACGCTATGAGCCAGCCAACATTCAATGAAATGAGTTCAATGTTTGATGCATTGCAGACAGTGACCGGGGCAAACCTAAACGGAGAGGAAGGCTTTTGGAATGTGAACGGGGAGTTGATGCACGGCGAAAACGCAGACACACCAGTCACCGACGACGAGTTCGAGCAAGCATCGCAACGCTGTCGCTTTGCGGCTTGGTATATAGAAAAGTGGTGTCTCGAATACTGCGAGAACCAACGAAGCTGGGCTGACTTGGAGGGCTGACATGAAAAAAAGAAAAATAGACAAGAAAGGACAGCCAGCAAAGTGTGACGTTTGTGGAGACATTCGACACGAATTTGTCATGCTGCTGGTTAATCCCGACCCCGTAGAGCATGAGACATGGTGTGACCCCTGCTATACCAAAGCACAAACGGAGAAACAAAATGAGTATTTATGACAGTATCGAGCAAATGAAATACGAACACGAGCAGCTATTAAATGGCGGTAATTTTCAATCGCACCTATTGCAAATCGAAAACTGCGCCAGAAATATTTTAACTGAAATAGAAAAAGCATTTAAAGGAATAGACGGGGTTGAATTAAGTGACAAGCAAAAGTAAAGCAAAGGGAACGTATCACGAGAACTGGTTTGTGAAACTGTTCAAGGAATGGGGCTTGCCAGTCAAACGCCAGCCCCTATCCGGCGCGCTTGGAGGAGAGTATTCGGGCGACTTGGTTATCAACTTGAATGGCCGGGACTACATAGCCGAGGTGAAATACCGCAAAGAGAAAGGCTTCCCTTCCCCGTTCTCGGTCTTGAAAAATCGAGACGTTGCCCTGTTCAAGCTGGGCAAGGGCGAGGAAGGCTCGCCAAAATGGGTGTTGATTGTGCCTGATAGAATTGTAGAAGAACTAATGGAGAAAGAAAATGAACATGACGATAACGATTGAAGCAGACAAGCAAGAGACATACTCAGTCAAGAGTTTAGTCCGAGCGATATGCGAAACCTTTGGCGTTGAGCAAGACTTATTGCTTGGCAAGCGGCGGGTCGGTTATGTGATGGCTGGTCGGCATGCCCTGTATTATCTGGGCTATCGAAACACAGCACACACAACCACAACGCTGGGTAATTATTTGGATCGTGACCACACAACTATTCTGCACGGCCTAAAGAAATGCCAGTCATTGATGGAGAGAAACAACAACTACGCCTTCAAGATAGAGCAAGCGCATTTGCTTGCATTGCAATATGAAATCCAACGGCGCGAGGGTTTGGACAAACTAAAAGCCGAGGTTCAAGACATGGTTGAACGCTTTCAAATGGAGAAGTTAAATGAACTTTGAGCAAAGAGAAGCACTGATTCACGAACACTTTGTTCGCAAGATGACAACGATGTATCTGCCACCAAACAATGTGAAGCAGAGTGACGCATCAAAGAAACTTTACGGAGAGGAAATCAGAAAGGCAATCAACTCTAGGTTGAGCAGCGACATACCCAATGCCGATGTGTTCAATGATTTGCTCGGCAGAGTGTGGGACAAGTGCGTATCAGCACACGACTTTCGCATCTGGTTTACCCCCCACTTGGTCGGCAAACATGCGGCCAAAGTAAATGCCGAGTGGCAACAGCGAAACACAAAGGCAAACAAACTGTTCGAGACTGCAAGCATACATCAAGACGAGCAACCCCGTGCAGGCAAAGCCGACCCCGCCGGGCAAGGTTGGACAATCGAGAAGTGTGACGCAGCTATCGAGATGACAAAGAGAAAACTAGGCAACAGCCACATGGCAAAGGTGCTGTGCCGCATACCAGAGAAAGCAAAAGAAAGGTTATTAAACAATGAGTAATTTAAAAAGCAAACTGCAAGATTACAGATCTCAAATAGAATACATACAAGAATTATTAGATAGATTAGGTGAAGACTTAGCCGAAGATGTTCTCCAGATTGATTTAGAGTCTGGATATTTTCATAAAAAGACTAGACAAACTGATACGAACTGACCTAATTTGTATTGAAAGGAAGGCAAATGAGTAGAGATAACGAAATCAGAAAAGCATCTATCGGCGGCAGTTGTGCCTTGCGAATCATGGACGGTGATTGGCATGACCTTTGGCTTGAGAAAATGGGATACAAAAAGGGCGTTGACCTGTCCGATGTCTTGCCTGTTCAGCTTGGCGTTTGGACTGAAGAGTTCAACATCAAGTGGTTTCAAAAGCACATGCAAGTTGAGTGCTTCAAAGACCCCAACGCAGCCACGCATGAGCAACGCTATCACTACAAGTGGGACGGTATTCCCTGCCGAGCAACGCTTGACGCTGAGTTTATGATGCGCGGTGAGCGATACGGCTTGGAGTGCAAGCACACAAACGACAGAGCCACCATCAATAGCCAGCTTGAAAGATACATGCCACAGCTACAGCTTTATCTAGAAATCTCTGGCGTGAAAGCAATGTATTTTGCAAACATCTTTGGCAATGGTCGCTATGAGTATGTGAAGGTTGCAAAGAACGAGGAATACATTCAGACAATGCTCGAACATCTCAAGGAGTTTTGGGGTTATGTTGAGCGTAAAGAAGAGCCGCCACTATCAATGCCTCACTTCTCTGCCGGCATAGACCGCATTGCAATCAACGATATGGTGGCGCGTGACGCAAGCAGCGACAACTATTTCAGAGTGAGAGCAGCTGAATACATCAGCACAAAAGAGGCTGCAAAGGAACACGCAGCAGCCGGGAAAGAATTAAAGGCAATGGTCGGGTTAGATGAACGCGAGGTCTATACCGATGAACTTAGCATCAAACGAGACAAGCGTGGTTCGCTACGCATTAACATAAAGAAGTAGGGGACAGGGGAGTAGAAACCCTGCCCCCGCTGTCGAAAGGAGGTAACAGCATGACCGATTATACAGCATCACCATTGATAAGTGAAGAGGCCGAGCCTCTTATCCACCTAATAGGAAATGAATACCAGCTTGGCTGGCGTTCAGTGTGGCTTCACACACCAGACGAAGCGGTGCGAGTTGAATACCGCAATAGCAGACTTGTTCTAACAGTAGTGCGAAAGGAGAAACAGCATGACAGTGAACAACCTAGCCCCCAACACAGCGAGGGCAGCAAACAAACCGACGAACAATATGGAACTATGGGAGAAGGTGTCCCCATCGGACTCAGCTTACCTGAAGAAGGTTAGCTTTGGATCACGTTCCTTCACCAGCATTGACCCAATGTATCAGATCCGAGAGGCAACACGCGCCTTCGGCCCGGTCGGTCAAGGCTGGGGGTGGCATTCCCAAACAGAAATAATCACTATGGCGAATGGTGATGTGGCGTTTCTTGCACACATTACAGTTTGGCATGGCAACGCACACAACAGCTTCGGGCCGTTCACTGGTTGCAGGACTTTCTACAAGAAAGACCGCATCGCAGAAGACGCACCCAAGATGGCTGTAACAGATGGGCTGACCAAGGCATTGTCGCACCTTGGATTCAACGCCGATGTGTTCCTTGGAGAACACGACAACAAGTATGCGGCAGATAGTAAAGGCGTAAAAGGAGAATGGTAATGAGCCAGACTTACGACAAAACTGATAGCGGTGCAGTATTCCCACCGCGCGATAACCACAAGATGATTCTGACAGGCAAGGCTAACAACGATGGCCGCGACTCTCAGATGGTAGTCACCATGTCAACGCTGCCTGATGGCCGCAAGATTATGGATGTCTATGAAAAGGTCGGAACTCTTTTCGAGAACGAGAAGAAAGGTGAAAACCCAAACTCGCCGGATTACACCGGGCCGATGGGTAGCCGCCGTATCGCCGCATGGCGTAAGACCAAAGACGACATGGCATACATGTCTCTTTCATTCAGCGACAAGCAGCAAGGTGGTAACAATGCAGAAGCACGTAGCAAGCCAGTGGATGACAACATCCCCTTCTAAGCTACTGACCATCGAAGAGGTGGGGGCGGCACTGTCCGTCCCCCCTCAAGATGTGAAGAAGCTATGCCGCAAGCACAGTGTGGCAGTGGTCAAGGTAGGCCACAAGATTAGAATGACCCCCAAAGACTATGAAGAACTGGTCGGAAAGATGACAACATATTATGGATGAACTAACAGCATGGCAGCAAAGAGCAATCCAAGCAGAGAACAAGCTGCGTGAAATTGCATCCATACCTAACGACTCAGTTGGATGGAAACAGATGAGGGCAGCAACAGCAATGAAAGCCCTTGAAGAAATGGATGTGCCAGAAAACATTCTTATCTATATCCGACAATCAAATGACCCTCAGTATCCGGCGCAGCTATGTGTCCGAGATAATACAGTTGACCCCTCCTACAATGTATGGGGTATGACCCCTCGCGCTTTATACAATATGGTGCGGATTGGGGTGAGTCTGATGTCACAGGAAAAGTTTTTTAATAATGCACATCACACTGAATGAAGCAGAGAAAAGACTCTGCCTTTTTGTAGCGCGTTCCCGCAACGCTGCTGCTCGTGAGGTCGCTCCAGAAGATGCACTCAGGGTATCTCCCAAAGACCCTATCTTCGTTGACTACGAGGGTGCAATGGGTGAACTGGCTTTCTCCAAACAGCTAGGCGTTTACCCAAAAGAAATCTTCGAGATCTATCACCGCTCCTCCCTCGATGGTGAAGATCCGGGCGACCTCACATTCAATGGCCTAGTCATTGATGTAAAGACAACCATCCACAAAACAGGAAGACTAATATCCTTCAGGAAAAATCCTGCTATCAATATGTTCGTGTTGCTGACTGGACAGGATGGGGAGTATGACGTTGCTGGTGGTATGTGGTCGTCTGACCTTTACCTTCCATCAAGATACGGCATCCATAGCGGCCTATCAAAAGAGTGTTATTGCGCTACGCAAGATGAGCTGCTTGACTCAAGACAGCTAATGGAATCAATCAGCTTTTAATGCAGGTATGACTGCGGCTCTTCGCCGGACATGATGGCAAACAATTCTTCTGATAGTTCCTCTGCCTCTTCCATATCGACAAGCCCAGAGAACTCCAGCACCAACACAGGGAAACCATCATCTCCCTCTACTATAGTCATCTTGAAATCATACTGGTTCATTTAACTAGACCTTGTTGGTAACTGCGACCATTGAACGTTAGGGCTTGTTTGCGGTTCTGTCCATCACTCTTATACGATACATGCACCCAGCCGCTATTGGGTTTGCCGGACTCGTAGAACTCTAAGATAAGTTGATCGTAATCTAGGTTGGCGTGAATCCAAGAAGCGACCTTGTGGTTATCGACACCAATGATTTCAAAGTCAACAGCCTCCCCCTTACAATGCTGACTGGTTGGCTTGCTGCCAATCTCCTCGCACAGAAATTCACTGCGGTAGCCGCTTGAGATAATCACAGGGGCATTGAACTGGCTGCGCGTAGGCTCAAGGACTGCTTCACACAACGCCCGAAGGGAGGAGATGTGTTCCTCTGTTGGGGTGTTGTCGAGGCCTAGCCGGGTCGCGGTCTGGCTCTTGGTCATCTCCTGCAAAGTAAAGTTAGGTGTGATCCGCCCTTTGGTGGGGGCGGCTTTACCCGCAGGAGTTACTACTTTTTTCCGCGCATACTCATCAGCTTGTCTGCACCCTTCACCCCAAACGAACTCGTTACTGCGATGAATAACAGGTATTGATACCACTGCGGGAGTGTATCCAGAACCGCGAACCCCTCCCGCACGTGTTGGGTCAGCGATGGAATAAAAACTAGGATTGCAGGCAGCATCAAAACAACAAGAGCAAACTCATCTTTCCAAGAGCCTTTGGTTGCGTCAGCCATATTGGCTTCCCAATCAATCTTGCCTGTTGCAATCTTCTTTTGAACAGCAGCGTCAGCCTTTGCCTTCTCGACTTTGACCTCTGCTTTGGCTTTGGTTTCTTGAACCTTGCCATCCACCCAGTTCCCGGCAATGCCAGCAACCGCACTAAAGATATTCATCATCTTCGTTTCCTAACCTTATCCAATGCCTTGCGTATCTGCGTAGCTTCGGGTTCGTCAAAATCTGTAGCACGAACAGTTGTCCGCTTTTTCTCTACAGCCGTAATACACTTTATCACGCACCTTCTTATTGGCAAGGCCACGAAACAAACCAAGTCTGCATCTTCGCTGTTAATAATGCGCTTTGATTTGCTCCCCTTGCTAGTCATAAACTTATAGCGCAACCCACCAGACTGGCTAACGCTGGCAGCTTTTACTTCAACGCGGTAGCTTTCATTGTTGTCATCAAAGATTAGTAAGTCAAAGCCTTCATGGTTTACTCGACAGCACTTTAGACCGGTCTCCTCAAAGACAGCTTCGGCTATTAACTCCCCCACGCGACCCAGTTGATGTGCATTACGCACAGTCTGATAGCCCACTTACTTATCCTTTTCTTCTAGCCTGTCTAGTTTATCAAGCCTACGCTGCGTTGACTGGTTAAAGAAAGTAAAAAGTTGAGTGATTTTGGATTCGCTATCTTTCAA